GCATAACAAAACCGCCCACAAGGAGCGGTTAAGAAATCACTTCTGCAATTTGTTCATTCGATACTGTAATGGTTTCATAATCATCGCCTAAATCAACATCGACAATATAAGCCTCGTGATTACCAAGTATTTCTACCACAGAAGCGGTCTGTCCAGTTTTTAATTTTATGTTATCATACAATTCAACTTTCATTTGGCGTCACCTTTTTCTTTGTAACATAAGCACTTGTCATTCTCGGTTCTGAACTATCATTTTCTTTTATCCAGCCTGTGCAAACATTCGCTTTTCGTCCATTAGCACCGGTCAGCTCCATAACATACTCATAACGTTTTCCAAATTTGTCTTCATTTTTCAAAACCATAAAATCTTCTTTGAAGTTGTTTTGTATGTTGTCAATCAAATCTTGATAGTTTTCTTTTGTGTAGCCGAGTGCTTCTTTAAATGCCTTTGCCTTATCGGGTTGCTTCACGGGGTCGAGTGCATACATAGTAAATTTTTCTTTAGGTATTTTAGCAAATAACTGAATATTAATCTCTAAAGGTTTCTTCGTCTTTATTATATCACTTTCAGTCAATTTTGCAACACCTTCACTTGAAATCTTGTTGATATTTTCTGTATTTTTCACCTTTTCTTCAAGCATATCCGCCCTATCGTGCCACTCGTCTGCTCTTGCTTTAGCAAACTTCTTATTGTCCTCGTCAAGGCTGTATTTTGCCCTGCGGTCAAAGCGTTCGGCTTGCTTTTCTGCGTGCTGCTGCTGTACTTCAAGTCCTCTTTGGCGGTCAAGCTCTGCAAGTTCGTCATCGGAGAGAGGTCCGCTCAAATCGTCAAGTTCTGGGTAGTGGGTGCTTGTGCTGTCCTTACAGCGTGGGTGAAAAAGTCCCTCCGCTATGGCGGTTGAAAGCAGCGGATAATCACCGTCCGATTTTTTGCCGTTTGAATACACATCATCAATAAACACCCTGCCTATATACTTTGCACAATCGGGGCAACCGCCCTGTCTTGAGTTTACCACAACAAGCGAAAGCCCGTACTTAGCTCTTTCTTCGCCCTCACCTCTTAGATAGGCTCTCTTGTTCGCCGTCTTGATTGCCATATCCGCATAGTCTGAAAGCGTGTGTCTTGCACCGTTTTTATACTCCACACAATTAAGCCCTGCGTTTAGCATATCCTTACAAGCCATATCAACTGCTTTTTCGTATGTGCCTGCACCGGTGTTTGCGTACACCTGAGCATTGAAGATTGCCTTGCGGTACTTGTCATTGCTCATACGCAGGACTGCCGTTTCCGCCCTCTTTAAATCGTCTGTGGTCGATTTTACAAGAGCATTGAGCTTACGGTTATTGACCTTAAAAAACTCGCCTGTGCTCGCTCCTGTGGGCATATGCGGTGTAAAGCCGTTCTTAATAGCCTCGAGGATTTTCACTTCCTGTTCTGCGTTGCCGTCGGCTCTTGCGGTGTGTATCATTTCTTCAACCTTGCTGTTAATGCTCTTGAACTGCTTGCCAAATTTTTGGGCGTTCGTTTTGCGGTACTCCTCAAGCGCCTTTAGTTGTTCTGCCTGCCATTGGGTCCAATTATAGCCCTCTTTGGTTTCCTCTGCTCTGTGTCGGCTGAAATTGCGCATCATACTGTCAATAAGTTCATTTTCGATTTCTTCAAAGGCTTTTCCGATATCGTAATCACTCATCTGTCAGTCCTGCCAAATCGTCGAATGACGAGGTTTCTTCCTCACTTGTAATGCCCTGCTCTTCTTTTATCCTCTGTACCTCTTCGGCTTTCCAATCGTCCGACTTACTGTCGCCGTACAATTCCTCGACCGAGGTTTCAACCGACATCAAACCGCCCTGTCTTGCTTTTGACACAGTTTCAACCTGACTTTCAAATGACGGATTGGCGTACTCACCAAAGTTTACGGATACCTCTATTCCGTCAACAATTCCCTTGCCGTTAAGCTCACTGTCTGCATTGAGTACAACATCAACAAGGCTCTGCATAGCGTTCTCGGTGAGCTCAACAAGGTTCTGTCTTGTATACAGAGTTGTTTTCTCTTTTTCTCTCTGTGCCTCGGCATTATCGAGTTTCTTCGTATCAATACCAAGGGTTGACGGAGAAATAACACCCTGCAAGCAAAGGTCAAGAGCGGTTATATAAGAACTTAAATAGCTTTCATGCTGAATCTGCGGACTTTCGGTGTAAATCCTGTTGCCGTTGCCGTTTTCCGACATATCGTTTCCTACTGCAATAAATCGGTTGTCAAAGGAATTTGGCGACATCGGCTGACAGGTTTCGGGGTTTCGAGGGATAAGACATTCAGGCACATACTGCTTTGTTCGGCAAGCTCTTAAAGCGTCCATCCACTGCGACCACACTTCATCAAGGCTGTCGAAAGCGTCTGTTTTTATGCCGATAATGCCCGCACCTCTGCCCTTGTGGCACGATTTGCCGTAAATAACCGGTACTGCCCACATATACGATGTATCAAAGGTCACACCGTTGCTGTCTATCCAATCAAGTGCCTTAACTGTGTGTAAATCGACCTCTCTGCCGTTATCGTCATAGAGGGAATATTTTATATAGCCGTAACCGTAAGTTTCTTCAAAGCGATAACAGCGGTGTTTCTGCGTGTAATCGGTGTAGAACTTAATCTCTCGGATTCTGCCACGCACATATGTAAAATCAATCTGTTCGGCAGGGTACCACTCGACAATCGGCACATCTGACACAGCCTTGTCAAAGCTGATTTTAAATGCACCGTCGCCCACAATGCAAAGGTCAAGGAGCATTTGCTTTATTATACCTGCGAGTTTGTTTTCTTTCTCTATCTCCGCCCACCGTTCGGCATAAGCTGTCGTATTTTTGCTTGTAACCTCTGTACCGTTGTAGTCTGCAATCACAATATTAGTGAGTGTATCGCAAATGAGAGCAGGCACGCCTGTGTGGATTTTTCGTATTTTCAGCCCTTTGGTACACTCGGCTGACCAAAAGCGTGTTTTGTCGCTGTCAAGCTGTGTGTAAAGCTGTGAAAGCTGTCTGCTGTTGCCGTTGTACCAAATGCGATTAATAAAGCACTCTGTCAGATGATTGCTTGCCTCATCAACGGTAATCGTTCTGTCGGGTGCTTTGGTTATATGTAAAAAATTTCTCAGTCCTGTTCTGATAGTGTCAGCCATTCTGTTTATCAGCCCCATTTGTTTCACTTCCAATAATATTTTTAAACGGCAGCCACGCATACTGCCCACTGTTTATACAATGGTCGTGGCCGTCCTCGGGTGTGTTGTCTTTATCTTCTCGCCAGCTGTAAATTTCAAACTCGGCAATTGTATTCTTGCAATGCTCAAGCACAAGGAAACAATCTTTTGCGAGCCAGCCGAGAACAAGATTGATACGGTCGATTATCTTTGTTTTCTTCCACGCATTTGCAAAATCATAAATACAGCCGTGCTGTCGCTTGTACTTCTGAAATTCGGTAATAGTCGCTTGGTCGGCGTTGTCGATGAATGCTGTTCTTGCAAAGCCCCATTCCTCACGGTTGCGGTCAAGAAAAGCAATAAAGTTTTTAACCGTATCACTCGGTGCAATCGGCGTTTGAATTTCGGCATTGTTATACACTCGTTCATCAAGCTGAATACACTTGCCTTTGTTTGTAATGCCGAAAAAGGTCATTGCGATTGTGTCGGGCGACTTCTGCGAATATGCGGTGTCAAGTCCTGCCGTAAACTGAATAAAATGCTCGCTTTTACGGTCGGAGTTTAAAAACCGCTTTGCCCATTCTTTTGTTTTTATGTGCCTTGCCCTCTCAAAGTTTGAGAATACAAGCCCTGTTGCCCTGCCTCGCAATCCTAAGATTTTGTTTTTATAAAGCTTTGTTCCTCTTGGAGCAGAGGCTTTTTTCTTTTCAACCTGTTCGGGTGTAAGGCTTAAATTATCAGTAAAAGAAAAGAACCAGTACCGCCAATCCGGCACAGGTTCTTCGTTAAGCTCCGCCATAATCTCGGGCGGAACATCTTTTGCGTATTTCTTAAACGGTCTTGAACGGTTTACAAATTCCTTGTAAACAGGCAAAGACGGGTCATCGGGGTTAAGTGTTGCAAGCAAATAGTCATTACGGGTTGACATCTCTCGGATAAACTCAATATCGGCGGTGTTTATCTCATCAATATACACACAGCCGAACTGTGCACCGAGTACCATTTCCCACTTATCTCGCCTGCTGTAACCGAGAATATAGATAATTTTGCCCTCAAACTTGATATGCGGGAGCTTGTAGTCCTTGTCGCCGTTGCCACAGTAAACTGCGTTACGGTGCAGGTCGAGAATACCGTTATCCTGCTGAATAATCGTTTCTTCGGCTTTACCCGTTGTCTTGGCGGCAATGGCGTGGATCTTCTTTTTACTTTGCGACACCATTCTCATAAACTTTACGCCGGCCCCGACTGTTGTCTTTCCGGAAGCAGTAGTTAAGTACCCTCAAGAAAATCCGCACTTACATTGTTTACGCTGTTGATAAAATCTATATATTTTTGTGACAATGGGAATTTACTCAAAGGCATTTACATCACCTCCAAAAGCTCATAACCAATAGGCTTTGTTGCTCCGTGAAGATAGTTGTATATCGTCTTTTCATTTACCCCTAGCTTTTTGGCGGCTTCTGATTTAGAACCAAAAACACATTGAACTTTGCCGTTAACGATCATTTTCAGCTTCTTCTTACAACGATTTTGTGCTTTGACAATGTTGACTTTACATTCTTCTCGATAATCAGCCTTAGTTCTATATGCGTGTTCACTATTCTCTTGCGGCGTGCACCATTCAAGATTATCAACAACATTGTTTTCTTTGTTTCCGTCAATATGATTAACATATGGTTTGCCCTCAATAGGCGGAAGAAAAGCTTCTGCAACAAGTCTATGAACGTGAACAACTGTAGGTTTTTCATAGGGCACAGTACCCGTTCGTAAATTAACTCTCAGATAGCCGTTGCTTGCCTTACGCTTACTCAGAACATTACCTGAAATATTGTTGCGAACATTTCCGTAATTGCTTACCGAGTATCTTTCAAAACCCTTTAATGTAACTTTCTTGAATATCTCTTTCATAGTTGTAACCTCCAACTTATTTTGTATCTTATTCGTCAAGCCCCTCACCGCCTAACTGTCTGAACACATCAGAGAGCTTTTCGGATTGCTCAACCTTTGCGTCAACCTTGACAATGTATTCACCCGTCATTTTGTTGAGTGTATCAATCGCACGAATACGGTCTGACGGGTCCTGCTCGGCACTCTTTGCAATGTCAGAGAGAGCAACCTGTCTGTCCTTAGCACTCATAATGCGTTCATCTTTGAGCTTGTCGGATAACTCTTTGATGTATTTTGAAACTCCAACATTCTCCAACAATTCATACGCTCTTGCGTTTGCGTAATTTTCTGAATATCCTGCCTGTATCGCACTCTGAACGCTGTTACCGCTCTGCGCATAATATTCCGCAAACTTCCTCTGTCTTGCATTTAATTTGTCTTTCACGGTATCACCGCCCTTTCGATTTTTCGATACAGCAAAACCGCCCTCAAGTGAGAGCGGTCTGCTGTTGTCTTGAAAATTAACTACAAAATATCTCTTGTTGTTGGCTTCTTCATTTTATATTATACTGCACCTAAACCGAAAAACCGAACAACTTTTACCAACGGTGGCGGTTGCACATAATTCTTATGTTATCCGGTGTATTTATTCCGCCTGTATCAACTGCTATCTTCGCCCAGCTGTATCGCAAGCTAAGGTGCATAAACAAACAGTTCTCCACAAAATCGTCACGAGATAGGCTGTTGAGCGCTGCGTTTCGGCGGATTTCAAGGTTTTGTATCTCTCTCTGAATATCTGCAATCTGCACCACCGCATTGCCGACCTTGTCAGATGTTTGACTTGCACTCGGTAAATCCGACAGCTTAGGCGATGTATTGTCAGCCTCGGCGGCTATGCGTGCAATCTTAGCTTTTAACCTCGTAATTTCTCGGTTTATGTCTTTGATTTCTTTTGCGGTCAAATTATCACCTCATATCAATATTAAGTGTACCGACATTGCCGAAATATGTAGTTTGCCCATTAACACGCTTATTCCAATTTTTGATTGCTGTTGCTCTGTCGGTACTGTAATCACCAAAGCAAACAGCCGAGGTACAATCATCGTTAGTACACTCAAACATATACATTTCCTCGTCAGCGTCTTTCGGATTTATGTTCTTAAGTGTTACCTTACTGCCGCAGAACGGGCAAGGCTTAATTATAATTAATTCATTCATCGTTCTTCGCCTTTCTCTTTTCGTTAATTCTTCTTTCAAGCCGCTCAATTTTTTTCTTTTTGTAATCGTTAATTTTATCTTCACTTTTGTAAAAAATCATCTTGCATTGTTCAAACATAATTTCAACATCTGCCATTTCTTCAAAAATATTTTCAAAAATTTCCGAGTTATCGTCAGTGAATTTAGATGTAAGAATTTTACACAAAGCCTGTGACAATTCAGACAGTTCCTCAACTGTCTTTATTACTTGATTTACTCTACCGTAGCTATCAATAGCCAATTGCATAATTTCTTTTGATGTCATTGTTTTTTTATTCTCCTTTCAGCAGTTCCGGATTGTCATAGATGTTGCCGATAGCAACGGAGCGTTCGCAAAAGAATAAATCTAAATCGTCAACCACATTAGAGCTTGTTTCTCTTACTACCCATTTTCCGCAAAACCACAGAACTTCATAATTAGTAAGTCCACCGTCTGTATCACAAAAACTACAAATATCGCCCTCGAAAATTTTCGTGCCGTTCTTATCTTTCATTCCTGTGTACTGTCCGACTGTATCTGCGTAAACGATATATTTTTCTACTGTAGGCTTTTGCTGATAAATTATTGCAAAATCACCCTCACCATTCTGTGGGAAAATACCGCCGTAAACCCAATTGCTTTTTATTTTTTTACCACTCCATGTGACTTTTTCGCCATATCTGCGAGTTTGACCTCTGAATAATATTTCTCTCATTTACTTTCACTCTCCTTGTAAAACTCATATCTGTTATCTTCGTTTTCCGCTTTTATTGCAATCGCTAAATCTTTTGTGCTTATTTCGTCTAAACTGTTAATACTTTCTGTTGTTCTGTCAATCAATAAAATTCTTTCACCGTTTACAATTGCATCAAGCACATCGGAACCATAAACTGCTTCATACTTCTTAAGTTTATCTCTTGTCATCACTCTTCACCGTCCTTAATAGGAATAGGCTGATTCCAGCACTTAACGCAATCACAGTCACTTCTGCAAATATATTTGCTCATAAGCCCTAAATGATAAGGACAAAAATTGGGTATTCCGTTATCATTACGCGGAGTATTCGGAAAATGTTCCAATAACTCACTCAAATATGTTTTCGAGGGATGTTCGTCGCTCCACTTTTGCATAATTGCGATTGCTTTGCCGGGATAACCCGTTTCAAAGTGTGAACACGAAATGCCTGTGCCATTATTTGAACTGCTCAAAGGGCAATCTGAACAGTCAAGTTTGCATATTACGTTCTTCTGTTGTTTCGTCATTCTCGACTTTTCAATAAAGTAATTTTCTGTTTTCGCACAATCAATCATTTTCTTTATCCTCCTTTTAAATTTTTCCAAGCCTCTCAAGGGCTGTGTATTCACCGTAGCTGTAATGCGTGCCGTGCCGCTTATTATACAAATTGATTTTCTTGCATTTTTCTTCAAGTGTATCGGGTTTATTGTAATTGCGTGCGGCTGTTTTTCTTAATTTGCTGTTTTTGATAATTTCTCTGTGCTGTTGTTTTCTTATTTCAACACCGCACTCGGTGCAGTATTTTTGTTTTGCACTTCTTTTTTCAAATGCTTGCATACATAATTCGCAGACTGCCTGTTGTTTCATTCTTTCATCTCCTTTTTATAAGTACAAATCCAACCTGTTTTGAACTGTTCAGAGTATCTGCACTTTTGACAGCAACAAATACAAATGTTTTTGCCGTATGTTCTGTTGACTGCCTCGTGATTGCATTTTCTCACAACCAAGCTATCCCACATCAACAGACATTTTGAGCATTTTGTTTGTTTCATAAATCCTCCTGAACCGATTTTTTCCAAGCGGTTAAGGTATCGGTTAAGAATATACCTTTTAAAAATATAGTATTTATCTATATATTTATATAAATTAAACCGCTTTAACCGCTTAACCGTATTTAAACATTACGCGCGTGCGATATAGCTGTTCAATATTTTATTTTTTATTGCCATATATAGTGTGTATGTAAAAATAGCGGTTAATCGGTTAAGATTAATTCAAATTTGCAAAAAACGGCTTGGTTATGCGGTTTTTGAACGATTAAAGATATAACCTTAATCGGTTACGATGCGGTTTTAGCGGTTAAAAATCATTCAAAAAGGCAAGTCTTCGTTGTTCAAAAATTGGTCTTCTGCATTTTCTTTAACGCTCAAAATACACGCGCACCGACAAACTTTTCCGCATATGCTTTTGGTTAAAGACGAGCGTCCTTCTGAAGCAAACGCCACCTTGTTTTCAACTGCCCAACTCAAAAAAGCCTTTGCGTTAAAACCGTTTTCTTGCAAGACTGCGTCAAATTTGCTCTTAATAAAGTAAATTCTGTCTTCAATCACTGTTCCGTAAATCTCTCCGTTGTAACCGTCCTTTTCAGGATTGAATTTATTGTAATTGACGGCAACAAAATCGTTAATAAACTCGTAACATCTACGATTTTGGTCGACACTCGTGCGAGTAGTTAAAATTGATTGCATTTCAGTTATGCTCAACAAAATATCGTCATTAAAAAATATTTCGTTAATCAGTTTATCAGCAGTCAAAATAAGACTTGCAGACATTGCTTGTTTGTCAGTCACATCCGAATCGGCAACAAGTTTCTTGTAAAAATCTTTCCTCAAATGTTTGACAGTTTCAATATTATCACCTTGCTGTAACCATTTAACAAAGATTGCACCGGCACATCCATAATTCTGCTTGATTTCAGAAACGAGCTCACTTGGATTTGTAAAGATTTTTTTATCTTTGCAGTCGATTTCGATAATTCTGTTGACCGCACCTCCGCCTGATTTTTCCGAACTAATTGGAAATTCTCCTGATGTTAATATACAGTTTTTCCAAGTTGCAATTTTTTGAACTCCACCGTTTTTAGCTCCTCTGTCACGACCTATGCCTTCGCAGAGCTTGTATATCATATCATCAAACGACTTCTTATCTTTGAGGATTTGAAGTTCATCATATACAAGCGGAAGAGAGTTAACAAAACTTGCTGTAAGTTCTTGAGCAACTGCTGTGCTGTTAAATGTGCGAATATATGCGCCCATAGTCGGATCTGCCCATACTGATGTTGCAAGCATTAATGCAACTGTTTTTCCTGCTTCTGTTCCGCCCCAAAGGTGAACAAAAAACGGCAAACAGTCACAAGGATTGACTAATACACTTGCAAACGATGCGGCAAGCATTATTCTTGAACAAATGTTTTTCTCTGCTCGAATAGGTTTGATTATTTCAATCCAATTTTTGATTTGACCTTTTATTTTTACAGAATTAAAAAGAGTTCTGAAATTTTCTTCTCCGTCAAAAACCAAACCGTCAACATAAGGGCTAAAACCGTGATTGTTAATCCAGCCTAATCTACTGACAGAGTTTTTTTCTTCAATTTCGTTGTAGTTCAAATCTTCAATATCTGTTAGATATTTAACTAACCCTTTTGCGTTCTCACTGTTGACCGCTATGCCGTACTTTGCAAGAGAAGTAATCTTACTCGCACTTGCAAGAATTTCTTTATCTACGGTTATTTCTCGCCATTTGTAGCCCTTTCTGTATTTGATAATAAGTTTTTCTGTATTATCATCAATATTCACAAGCCTTACGCACGGCAAGACTGGATGGTTGCAGATTTCCTCGACTATTCCATTTGAATTAAGCAGAGCAATGTCGTCATGACATATGTAAGAGCCACAAGCAAGTTGAAAAGGTTGTCCATCAAATTCAGTATAATTTACAGCAAGCATTTGTTCATCGGAATGATAAGTCGCCAAATAATCTTTGTAAAGTTGTTTAAAACTTTTAACGCCTTCTTTGCTTGCTTTGTCTGCCATTACAACCTGCATTTGAGAATATTGAAATTTGTTGTTTCTTAATCCATACAAAAAATCGTAAGGAAGTCTTGTTAACTGAAAATCTTTCTTTGTGTAACTTTCAATTTGGGCAACAGGATCTATTACATCAACCTCCGTTTCATTTGTCACTTTATCACATCCTTACTTCAAATTTTCTTTTACATTTTCGATAATTTCATCAGCGGAATAATCTTTTGGCAACAGTGTTACAACTCCGTCAATGTCCATTTTTCCGTTGAGCCAGCTCTCAACAAATATAATTGCATTCTTTAGTTTGATATTGTCGGATTCAGACTCAAATCTATTTCGTAACTCTTTAAAAAAGTTAATTAATTTGTTTTCTTCTGCTTGTCTTTTAAGTTTTGCTTTTTCTTCTTCAAATTGTTTTCGCTCACGCTCATATATGCGTTTTTGCAAAGTAGATTTTGATATTTTTCTGCTAAAAACGCCAAGCATAAAATCTTCATCAACACGCTTTAACGCATCATAATAAGATATATCAAGAATTTTTGCTACAAAATTGATTTGGTCGCCACCGACGCCGCAACCGAAGCAGTAGAAAGAATTATTACTTCGATAAACTCGGAATGAAGCTGTTCGTTCAGAATGAAAAGGGCATCGTATTACATCTTTTTTGATTTCGCTCGAGGGCGAATATTTCCTGATTACATCTGCAATAGTCACCCTCGATTTGATTTCATCTCGCCGGTCTGAATTAAAGTTCATATTTATCTGCCAATTCTTTTATTTTCTGCTCAAATTCTTTAAAACTAAGCTTTTGTGAGTAAAGTTTTTGCTTTTCCTGTTCAAAGAGTTTAAGTCTATGACTGTAGCTTAACTTTGATATATTTTTCATTTTGTTCCTCCTCAAGTAATTTTACTATTTCTCTGCCTGTTACATTTTTGCAACAAAAATAGAATTTAGTATTATATGTTTTTTCAACTACCGATAAAATTTTATATAGTCTTTCGCCTGAAAGAGCAAGCGGGTGCTCTTTCAATCTTGGATTTTTCCAAAATCGCACATCTTCAAGGCATTTAATTTTTGCACTGTGTTCAATTAAAAACACAAGTCTGATTCCGAGTTCTTTGGCTCTCTCAAGTTCAGCGATAAAGCGTTTTCGATCTTGACATACATTGTTGCAAACTTCATTCAAATTCTGCTTTCTGTCAATACAAAACAGAGGGTTGCTTATATCACAATAATCGCCGCAGATCATTTTACTTGAAACATACTTGATATTATTTTCATTAAGATATTGCAAGATTTTTTGAATAGCACGCGATTTTTCTCTTGTATCAATTTGAATAATCAAAGCTGCACCTCACTTAAAATGGCAAATCGTCGTCAATAGGGAAGTCTGCGGATGATGTATCGGAAACAGCAGCAGTCTGAGCCGGGGCTGATGCAGTCGGTGCATAGTTGCTTGTATCATCATTAGATTTGCCGCCGCTGAGAGGAAATTCTACATTATCAGCAACGACCTCGACTATATAACGATTTGAACCGTCCTGAGCTTGATATGTACGGCTCTGTAAGCGACCTTTGAGAACTATTCCGTTGCCTTTGTGAAAATACTTGCAAATAAATGCAGCGGTTTGCCTCCACGCCGTTATGTTAAAAAAATCGGCTTTCTTATCCTCGCCTGACTTCGCATAGTCTTGATTGACAGCAAGTCTAAAACTTGTCACTTCAACACCCGAGGTGGTTATTTTCAGCTCAGGGTCGGCAACTAATCTGCCGGCTAAAACAACATTATTCAAAATTTAATTCCTCCAAACTTATCGGCTTTTTGAGAACCTTTGTTGCTTTGCAATAATCACAATGTTCGCATCTTTCAGGTTCAATCAAGCCTTTTTTAATAGCATCATATTTGATAACATTCTTTTCAAAATTCTCAAGCTCAATCTCCAAATAAGCCTGTGGAATTTCGATTACTGCCAAGTCAGGCTCTTTTTCTTTTGTTACCGCTGCAATATAAAAAGGTAAAACCTTACCTGTATTTTGTCTGACTATTTCTTGATAGACCGCTCCTTGTAAGTCGTATCTCCAAGCCTCGATAAAATTTAGCCTGCCTTTTTCAGCTACATAAATAAGCTCAAAATCACGCATTACCTTTAAATCTACAATTTTATCGGTGTGTAAACTGTCAACCTTGATTTTGACTTCAACGCCTGCAATAGTACCGGTCATAATAACCTGTTTTTCGCCGCTCATATATTTCATAAACAAATCGTCTTGCTCAACTCTGTTTATGATTTGCTCGGCTTTGATATAATCAGACTTGAGAGAGCCGTCACGCTTGAATAACTGCGGATTGTGTGCTTTAAAAACATCAAGTGAACCTTCAAAATGAGCGTCCACATATGAACCTACAAGTAACGCAGTTGTTTTTTCTCGCTCATAATTTCCTGTAACCTCCGCATAAGCGGAGGCAGGGCAATTTTCAAATGCTTTGAATTGTGAAACACTCATATATTTGAGGTTGTTCTCAACACTGAAATAGTTCTCATTATTTAGCATTTATTGCTTCTCCTTTCAGTTTATTTGCTTCTGCTGTTGCGCAAGAAGAACAAAGGCCTTTTCCGTATTTGTTTTTCGTATATGCGATAAGTTGTTCAGATGTCATATTTCCCATTGGGTGTACATCTGCACCGCATTTTTCACACTTAGGCAGCTTTTCAGGTTCTATCTTAGGTATAATATTGCGAACCCTTAAAGCTTCAACAACATCACCGAAGGCTTTGACTTTTTCGATGCCAATCTGAATTTTCTTGCCTGTCCATTCTTCGATGTATGGAGTTTTGTACAGCTTTGTAATAGTTTTCATGTTAGTTGCATTGAGTATCATTGACTTTACATTTTCAGAGAAGTGACACACTACGCAATCATCTTTCTTGCCGTCAGGGCCGATTACTTTTTCTTCCTGAACATATTTAATTGTTAAAATCAAATCTTGTCCGTTTTCGATTGAGTATGCTCCGAGATAATTCGGATTTGTTAATTTTTTCCAATGTGTTGGCATATGTACATCTCCTTAAAGTTCTGTAACGATGAGTTCGTTATCGTTTGTTGTCCTTGTTGCGATAAACTGTAAGCCTTTTTCTTTGCATTTAGCATAAAGTTTGTTTCTGCTTGTATCGTCAAGCTTTTCCGCACCATCAATCAAAATAATCTGTAAGCCACTCGGATTATTGATAGCAATATCAACACATAATTCGAGCAATTCACCGTCGGAACGGTTAGAAATCGGCAACCCATTAATAAGCGGGATTCCATTTTCAACAGTCAAACCCTCAACCGGCAAAGTAGCAGTTTGAAGAATGGTTCCCGGCAAGGTTCTTGCAAGTTCAATCTTGCGTGTAAATTCTTCTGAACGAGCCTGCAAATTCTCGATTTCGTTCTGCATATTTTTCATTCTATCGTATTCGTTGAGATGTTTAATCATTGTTTCAGCTGTGTCGATTTCATTTTGCAGAGTAGCTGTAGATTTAATTTCAAGATTAATAAACTTGTTTGCAATACCAATATCGGAATCAAGTTTAGCTTTAGCAACATTGAAATTTGCTTCTGCTATTTTGATTTTATCTTGAAGTTTGTTGTCAAGAGCAAGGAGTTTTTCGTTTGCAGATTGAATTTCTGCCGTAAGTCTTGAAATCGTTGAATTTAAGCTGTCACGCTCTGCATTGATTGATTTTTCCGCTGCCGAAATGTCAATTTCTTTGTTGGCTTCAAGACCTCTGATTTTATTGTTATAATTATCTTTAAAAGCTCTTGCTCTTTCTATTTTGCTGTTTTCATCTTTAATTTTCATAAGTTCAGAATACTTAGCAGAAAGGTCATAGTTTTTCCACTTTTCAGCGTCATAACTTGACGGTATATCTTTTGCTATATCAGTGATAAATGCTCTTTTGTTGCGAATCTCTCTGTTAATATCCTGTCTGCTCTGAAAATAGACACCATTTTCGGCTTGAATGTCGTTGAGCACCTGTAGAATGTTCTGCTCATAATCAACACCCTGCGGAATTTCACCGAACTGTTCTTTAATCCAATTCAAGTCCCAAGCGAACTCGATTAAATCGAGAATGGCTCTGTTCTGCTCATTCTTCGTCATCTGTGTAAATTCAATAGGGTTGAGCTGCAACGGAGTAATGATAGTTTTCAAAAATGTTTCAGGCTTGGTGACCTTGTTTCCATTTTCCTTGACTGATACAAAGTCAGCTTTGTTGCTTCTTGCTTTACGATCAATTGATAAGCCCGAATCAGTTTCAACGATGATTTCGCCCTCGGTTTCACCATTCTTAATTATCCAATCACGAGAAGACGAGTTCGTAAGAGCATAACGAATAGCGTCAATTACAGATGTTTTTCCTGCTCCTTTTCTGCCTGTTATTTCAACACTTTTTCCACCGATTTCCTGTTCGGAAATGCCGAAAAGTGATTTAATTGTAATTTTTGATGTGTGCATTATGTTTCCTCCTTGATTTTTTATAAAATTAAGGATATAATAATGTTGATTGATTTCATATTATATCCTTAAACCGTTGAAAGCATTGCCGTGCTGTCAGCGGTTTTCTTCTTTGTAATCAACATTGATATAATCAAGCACCCTTGCCCAGCCGTATCTTTCGCCTGTTTTATCGTCTGTACAGCAGTTATACATCCAATACTCCCACTCTTTTGGGTTTCGCTCTTTGAGTAAATCAAATCTATGCGGACGCTTTTCCAAGTGCAAACCAAATCCGCACATTGAACAGCCTGTTCTTTGAGCCTTAGTTGTGTACAAAGTTCCGTCTGTACGCCTCTCTATTTCTCCGTATATTTCAGGAATAGGAACATTTAAATCAAGTGCAAGCTGTAAAATATCTTGTCTGTTGAAAATTGCAAATGGTGCTGACCTGATTGTAGATTTACCGAAATAATTACAGCCATTTATCATTAGAGATTTAGCTCTTCTTCCGCCTTCGGAAGCCATCAGCCCAAGAAAAGGTACGCTGTTATGCTCTTTTGCCCAAACATCACAAGGTTTTTCTTTCAGATAATAACAGCATTTTGATGATACTTTGAAATTTGGAATTTGATAACTCGTGCCTTCTTCATCGTTTGCATAACCACCGAACTTTTCAAGCCACTTTTGCGACATTTTCATACGACTGTTTTTTTGATAACCACCATATGCACCTGTTTCGCCTGTTACAATAGCGTGTCGAACAGTTTTGTTTTTTTCGGTCGGATTTGCAAGCGTTTCAATTTTTGACGCTATTTCTTTTGATAAAACAGGGAATCCAAACTCCTGAATTATATCTTGCTTAGTCCAACGGTGTTCTTTCCCTGCACTATCTACATATCGAACTGACGGTTTTAATTTTTCTATTCCGAGCTCTTTATGAATTTTTTGAATGCTTACATCTTCAAGATAAGAGACGCTGATTCCCGGTGCGTGGATTCCGATTGATTTTAAAAAGATAAATAATGTAATGCTGTCAAGACCGCCAACGGAAACGTGATAGTTTAATTCTCGCTTATCACATTCTTCTACAAATTCTCTTGCTCTGATAGTTGCATATCTGATTTTAAATTCATAATCTTGTTTTTGCTTAACGATGAAATCAGAGATTTTCCTCTGCCCGTCAATCCTTTCCATTCGTTCTAAAACATTTTCTGTCATCCGTTACACCTCCTTAATTTTTCGCTGCGTATTTGCAGCAGCGGATAAACTTTTTACAGTTGTTCGCCACACGCTTAATGCCTGTTGCTCTGTTGCTGAGCTTGTGCCTGTCAAGGCTTTCCTTGACTTCTGCAACATAATTCAAGATGTCTTCGAGCCTGTCCGCTGTAACGGTGTCTAAACCCTGTAAGGCAATAACCTCGCCGTCTTTAATGCAGATTTGCAGATTTTCAACTTTCACTTTATCACATCCTTTTTGCTTAGCAAGAACTCTAAAATCTTAGTTGTCTGCAAAACATCAACACCACTTGCATATGCTTTGAGCCTGTCGCAAGGGATATTGTAAGTCCACCTGCCCTTTTCGCTCTGTACTGCCGTGCCGATTGGCAACGCTTTTTGCTTTAAGCCGTCATACACAAAGTTAAGGGCCACACCGAGATATTTCGCCGCCACCATCGGCGGTACATCTCTGTACTCCTGATTTGTTTTAGGATTGATAAGGATTTCATCAATCATCTTCTTCACCTTCTCTTTACGCTGTTTTCTGCTGTTCGGCAATCTGCTTACCCACGACCATTCCTTTCATCATTGCGAAAGCAATAGCCTTTTCTTCATCTGTCATATCAATCAAGATTTTTGCAAGCTCTGCGCCGATTGACTTGATGTCCATCTCTTGTTTATCTGTCATTGTTTTCACCTCCTCCGTTGACTTGTTGTATATATTGCAATCCTTTTTCTTTGACTTGTCAATATATTTTTAAAACTTTTTTAAAATAAATATTGACTTGTTGTATAATTTGTTTTATAATAATAAGCAAAGAGAGGTGACAACACAATGACCATTAATGATAGATTAAAGGTTGTACGCACAAATTTAGGACTGTCTCAGCAAAAATTTGCAGATAAACTTGGCATGAGTTGTAATTTTATAAATTTATGTGAAAACGGAAAAAGAGAATTGTCCGAAAGGACTATAAAGGATATCGGAGCTGTTTTTAATGTAAACCTCGAATGGCTAAAAACAGGTGAGGGAGAGATGTTTGACGAAGAAAGCGAAGATGTCGTGATTGATGCCCTTAGAGCAGAGTATGACCTTGATGAAGTCGACATTGACATTATTCGTACATATATAAGTATGGCTCCGATTGAGCGGCAAGTGTTCAAGAACTTTATTAAAGGAATTTCAGACAAAAACAAAGGGGAGCGTTAAGCTCCCCCGTGACCGTTCAAATTACGACGATATATGATTTTTATGAATTTCAGTATAGCTACTAAGGCTTTGTGATTTTCGATTGATTCTATGTATTCAATTATTTCTTGCCTGATTGCTGTGTTTTTCTTCATGATTTAACTTCCTTTCATTCGTAAGATTCGGACGAAATTCCTATAATTAAATTATAGAACTTCTGTTCGACAATTTCAAGTGGTAAATTTTGCCAGCGTATTACAAAGTCCAATAAAACGGACTTTGCTAATCAAAAATAAAAAAACCGCCCTACCCTGCGCCAACAGGATAGAGCGGAAACCATTACACACAGGGTGCGACGGTGCAGTTAAACGCAATATAATTGTACCATACTCCCTTGTGTTTTGCAAGTTTTGCAGATAAATAACACAAGGGCTTTTTGCGCCCTTTTTTGAGGTGAAATATGAAAAAATGTATCAATAAAAGGTGCAACAGAGAGTTACAAGATGATTTCATTTTTTGTCCTTACTGTGGTAAAAATCAATCATCTGACAAGCCAAAAAGCAGGCGCAGAACAAAAGGAACAGGAAGCATTTATATACGCAAAGACAGCAAATCAAAACCGTATGCGGCGGCAAGCTCCGTAACGGGCAAGCAAGTTTATTTAGGCGCTTTTGCAACAAAGCGAGAGGCGGAAAACGCTCTACAAGAATATGAATACAATCCTGTAAGTTGCTATAATATAACGCTCGAACAATTGCATGCTAAATGGCTCAAAACTAAAGCATACGATAAACTTGGCAAGAGCGTTAAAAGTAACTATGCGAGTGCTTGGATAAAACTTGAGCCGCTCCATAAGCGTAAATTTAGGGATTTACGCACATCAGACTATCAGTACATAATAGACTATTACGATAACCCACACCACGAAGTTGGCGCCGGCGGCAAATTAAAATATCTTGACAAGAACGGTAAGGGCACTTATAAGGTCACAAACACACCGAAAATCTGTGAGGGCTTAGGTTACTCTGCATTGCATAAAGTCAAGTGCCTGCTCACTACACTGTACACTTTTGCGATGAAAGAGGATATAGTAAACAAAGACTACGCAACCTTTATCGAATTGCCCGAGCAGGAAGAAACTACTGCTACAAGATTTACAGAAGTGCAGCTTGAACTCATCAAGCAGAATATTTGCAAAATCCCCTATATGGATTATATCTACATAATGTGTTATGTCAACTTTCGAGTATCCGAGTTTCTTGAACTAACACCTGACAGATATAAAGTAACTGATTCAGGTATACATTATTTTGTCGGCGGTAAGAAAACCGATGCCGGCAAAGACAGAATAGTGCCGATACATCCTAAGATACAACAACTCGTTCAGAGTTGCATAAATAATAACGGTGAAACAATCTTCTGCAGAATACACGAAGGTTCAGAGTTCGGCAAAGCGATGAACAAAGATTATTTCTTAAAGTATTGTTTCCGCCCTGCAATGCAAGCCATAGGCTTAGGTGATGAATACACCCCACACAGCTGCAGACGAACATTCTCTACCCGAATGTCCGCAGCAGGTGCAAGAGAGGAAGATATAATTGCACTTATGGGCCATACAGACTACAAAGTCGATATTGACCACTACATTATACAAGAGGTTGATACTCTTTACAATGCAATCAAATTACTGGCATAAAATAAGCCGCCCGATTACATTTCGGGCGGCTTTTGTCGTAGAAAATCTGTAGTTTATCTGTAGTATAAGAGATTAAAAAGCATAAAAAGAAGTGAATAATTTTGAAAATCGAAAATATTATAAACAAAGCAAAAAGCCAGTAAACAAGCGGTTTTTAGCTTATTTACTGACTTTTACTTTGGCTCCCCCAACTGGGCTCGAACC